CGGTGCATATCCTGCATGTAGTGACTGAAGTCATCCATGTCGCCTAACCCCAGTCTTATCAGGGTCGCTATTAACCCGTGTACCGCGTGGTTATCGCTCATACGTATTTCGTCATCACTCATTGCGCTTTTCCCTGTATATTCTATATAGTTCCAGATATAACTCCAACGGCGCACCCTTATTAGCTAACCCTAACTTCATGAGCGTTACCGCTACTCGGTAGGCGACTAACCTACCGAGATCTTTATCACGTACTGGCTTATCTTCGCTTTGCCGCTGTCCGCAAGTCCCGCCACGATCCGAACCTGAAGTATTTTCCAACGTCTTTGTCATCTGCTAACCCCACTATCCACAACGCACACGCGAAGTATTCATAGTACCTCATATCAACCACTGTATTCAAGTGATTACTATCCATCGGTATTCTTGCCATTTTTCTTCACTCCACATCTCTACGTCGCTGTTATAACGTCACTATGATTTTCACTCAATGTTCTAGTCATTTTCGTTCGACCTCGCTTGTATATAACGTAGTTGAGTTTACGTCGTCCCCCGACGATAGGCCCAATCTATACAAGCACCAGATGAACGCATCCGTTGTTTTCCAATCTTTTATCGTGTTGAGAATTTGCGACATGGTCTCTTCTCCATTGCGGTTGCTTTAATTATAGTGATAAGGTTCACGACGTCTTCGTCAGTAGCCAAGCCAAGGATATGAAGAGCCACAACGAATTTATTACATATTCCCGTTTCGCGGGCACTCATGTTTTTATAAGATATAGTCATCTATAGCCATGCTAAAATTAACATAAAGTTGGAGGCGTACTTCTTCATCTGCTAATCCCAACTTAATTAGTACATATACGAATTTATTAATATGTGATCGTGCAGTCGGCGACAATGATGTATACTTACTCATCTTTAAACCTCAATAAACAATCCGTAAGATCTTTCCAGAATTTATAATTGTCTTCTTCTTTAATAAAAAGGCTTAATCGCTCCAGTGTTCTTATAAAGTTGCATATATAAAACGCATCGGTTGTATCTATGTTAGTCAAAGATTTAGCCTCTCTATACGTCGCTTCATAAATCTAGTAAATAGGGCTTTCGGATTCTCACTACAAATAGAGGCTAGATCATCTTGATCTACTAGATCTAACGCCCCCAGGGCTTGTAAGAACTTTACGACTTTATTAGAAAACTTAGTGATGGTATTTTGTTTTTTCATAGATATATTATACTGAGGATAGATTATGCTAAGTCTAATAGACGGAGGGTATTTATGAATTTTATCATTATTAATTCACGCTTCATTAGCGCTAGTTCTTTGGCCATTTTAGCATTAGATATGTTCACTTATTTCTCACTTACATTTTCACTCTACAGCCCGGGGGCCCTTTTTGAAAAACCCTAACTTCACATCATAGAATAGCTAAGGGGCCTCGGCCGTCTTCAAAGGTCATCTAATAAAATAGTATTCGCTATCTTATCTAGAGCCAAGTTCAATCGTTCGGGCGGAGATGGTCTGTACTTCTTTGTTTTTAGGAATTCAGGGAGACAGTCGTGCTTAAAGGGACATTGGATACATAATCCTGCTGAGAGGCAGTCTCCCTCGAGATCTATGATCTTTTCTAAAATTTGTATCTCTTTATCATCCATTGTATTTATGTTATACTATAAGGTATAATTAACTCTAAGGAGATAGTTCATGGGTTCTAATAGTAATGATGACAGCTGTAAGTACGATGGAAACACACCTACGGGTTCCGGTTTCAATGGTGGAGGTACAGCTGGAAGTGGCGATGGCTTGACATACCCCACATCTCCAAAATCATATCCTAGCAATATGCCGGTATTCATACCGGACCCTAGTCTCAAAGGTCAATCCTTTGACCAACTGATTCAGAATAGGGGAGTTAGGTTCATACACAAGATGTCAGCTCCTTGTCCTAATATGCGTGCACTTCATGATAATAGTCATAATCCAAATTGCCCTATCTGCGACGGTAATGGGATGATGTATTACAAAGAGCAAGAGATTTACGGCATATTCTATAGTAACTCTTTAGAGAAGAACTTTGAGCAGCAAGGGATCTGGGAAGTAGGTACAGCAGTAGTTACACTCCCAACGAAGTACCCAGATGGCACACAAGCCGAATTCAATACATTCGACCAATTAATTATTCCTGATTTTACAGTTAGACTTTGGGAATTAAAAGAATACGAACCTAGACCAAATGGTCAGCAAATGAGATACCCCATCAAAACTATAGATTACATAGCTTCTGTAGTAAGCAACGTCCTTGTACCGTACGTAGATGGCGTTGACTATAATATAGTAGATGGGAAGATATTCTGGATTGCAGGTAGAGAACCTAGTTACGATAACATTAATGATAGGGGTGACGTTTTTGTAGTTGTCTACTTTGCTCACCCTGTGTACAATATACTACAACACATGCGCGAATTAAGGATTACACAAGAACTACAAGGTGGAAGTAAAGTCCCAGTACGTCTTCCACAGCAAGTGCTTGTTAAAAGAGACTTTTTATTTAATAGTCCAGAGCAAGAAGCATAACCAGTTCTTGAGTTATAATATAGATGTAATCCGTAAGATCTTGGAGAAATTAATGCCAAAAGCGGTAAGTAAGAAACAATATAGATACATGATGGCGATAGTACACGGCAAGGACAAAGGTAAAACCTCTGCCCGTGGCGATAGAGTACCTGCATCTGTAGCTGGAAAATACGCCTCTGGTGGTTCCGACTCATCAGCCCCTGAAAGCAAAGGTAAAGAGCATGAAGGTGGGAAATGGGGAGAAAAAGGTCACGCAAAAGCTAAAACGAAAACAAACAAAGATAAACTAGAACGCAAGAAGAAAAAAGCACACTTAAGAAAAGCTTTAGAGAAATACATCATCGAACAAAAGCGCCAAGGTGCTGGGTGTTTAGTTATTAACTCAGATGGTCACATACTTTTAGGTAAGAGATCCGATAACGGAATGTGGGCTACTCCAGGTGGACACGTAGATCCAGGTGAGAATTTTGAGGAAGCAGCAAGACGAGAGCTCAGAGAAGAAGCCGGGATTGTTGCTAAAGACTGTGTTGAATTGAATTCAGGTATGTATCGAGGTTACGATACGAAGCAATTCATGGTTACTAGTTATAGAGGCAAGTTAAAGGGTAACGGAGAGATGTTAGGTCTCCAATTCTTTGATCCTTATAATATACCTTGGAGCGAACTGACTGACTATACTCGTGATGCATTATGTGTTGCTATTAAAGAGAAGTTAAGTAAATCCAAGAAGTTAAAAGATATGGTGGCTTACGAAGAGTTAGAAAAGAACATCATTAGGTCAGGTAGTGCACCGCACAACACGGTTTATGAGGTTACGCATGGCGATGCGCTTCGTCTTATTGGCAACGGGACATTTAGAATGTTGCGTGATGCAGTAAAAGATATGGGAGACGAAGATTTCCGCGAACTCAAAGTAGACGACTATACTCTACACATCAGAAGGCATGTAAGTGATGTCTACTCTGGGAGAATCACTGATGGCTTGAAACAAGTCCATCAATTCACTAACAAGTCACTCCCTGCTGTCTCAGCAGAACTAATGAGTGTATTTGAATGGTATCTCCCAGAAGATGAGAAAGAATTAGAGATTGTAGACGAAGCTGATTTAGATGGTGGTGTAATTGAAGGTGGTTTAGGTGAACTGATCGATAATTACAAAAGACACAACATTGTCAATATCTACACTGAGATGGAGAACATCAGAGAAGAACTGCGACATGGCATGACTGTTGATATACAACAAGTCGAACAGAGAATGATGAAGTTATTCGATAGATTAGAAAGTACCCTTCTTACTGTAGTAGATAAGCATAATGTGCTCAATAGCGACGCAGGGGAATCAGTAGATGTCCTTGAGAGTAAACTAATGCAGCTTCAAGAGAGAATTGAGCAGATGAGTAAGCAACCAGTCACTGTTAGTGCTTATTCTAGTTCACCATCTGATGACCAAAAAGTCCACTCAGAATTTTATCCATATCTCACCCGTCCTAGCGTTTCTATTTCCCCAGACGGACATATTAAAATATCATTTGATTCTGACTGGACACACATGGAAAGAGATAACTTTCTCCAAGATATGAAAGCACGTGCTGTTAAAAAGCAAACGGCTAAGTAATGATAAATCCAGATGCTGAAATAAATGGACTAAGATCATACCTTAGTCAACGCAACTGGCTGCAAAGTGAAGTCGAGGACATACTAGGTCTAGCGCTAAATGATATTAATGAAATCATACTTGACATAGTATCTACAGCTGTAGCAGACGCTACAGATTATGCTATTGAGCTAGGTGCAGAAGAATTCATAGAAGATATGGATATTATTGAAGTAGGTGGAGCTTTTATGATCTCCACTGTGTCTGGTAAAACAGACTATTCCATACCAGAACGCAAGATGCTTCACGATCTTCTTAAGAATGCAAAGATATCTGAAGATGGTCATAGATATAAAGTAATACCAATAGGCAGCACAGAAACTAAGCGTCAACCTCGCGATATTTTTAGCGTAATGAGGCAGAGAGATTCGGTGATACAAGAAGCAAGAAGTGCATTAAATAGTCAAGCTTTAGAGAGCAGATCTGCTAGAGCTCAAACCATGGCTAGTCGTTTCAGAAGTATTATCAATAGTAAATTGACTGCACAAGTTAGTCCAGGGACAATAGAAGCTAAAGCTAAAGTTAAACCTGAATTTAGAACAGTTTCTGATAAGCAAGACGAGAATACTCAGTGGGTACTACCGGCAAAAGAGATGGATTTAACTGGGTATTTAATGGATGCGAATAAAGGAATTCAAGAGAGTATTCGCTCTTCTGTTTTATTTATAATAGAGAGTTATGAGAGGGAGTTTGAGTAATGTCACATGTCATGCCACAAGTCTCACTACAAAGAGTTATTCAAGAGGGTGTCAGAATACTAAAAGATAATCCTGATGTCCTTGATAATATTTTTCAATACTATAAGTGTCCTGGTATGGATTCTGACTATGGTCAGTCATATATAGATGAGATAAAGACATGGTTCGTCAAGACTAAGATCCCCGTAGTTCAGGCATGGTCTTACAATCCAGAGCAAGTTCCTCAGATAACCATTAAATTGGCTACTGAGCAGGAAGACGAGACTAAGTCCGCCATCGGTGACCATTTCGGTATGGGTGAAGATAGCGAAATTGGTGTAGCACCTTTTATCGTATCACTAGACATTACTATGCGTACATCTAGAAATGGTGATCAAGCTTTGTGGCTATACTATATCGTAAACTATATCCTTTTTAAGAGAAAAAGAAGAGCAGAAGAATTAGGTTTACAATTACATACGTTTAGCGCAACAGATTACAGTAGAAACAACGCTAAATTAGCTGATAATGTTTGGGAGCGATATATACGCTTTAGAGCAATAGTGCAGAATTTTTGGGATGCTGAGGATTACTTAGATATTGGAAGCGTTGATATAGACTTAGATGCTTCTAGCGAACCTGGCGATGTAAAAGTCGATTTAGGGTAAACCATACGTTACTATATAACAAGGAGATATTATGTCAGAAAACACACAAATTGATCTTGAGCTTCACAATAAGATGAAGACCATGGAAACAGCAAAAAGAGAAGAATCTCTTAAGGATGCTAAAGTCACTATTATTACTCAGGGATCTGATGATAATACAATTGACTTCGACACTTGGTGGATGGATATAAACCGAAGAGTCACCTTAAAGCCGTGGATAAAAGAGATTATCAAAGCTGATTTTAACAGTAGAGGCTTAGATAAAGAAGAGCCTATCGAACGTTATGATGAAACTTTAAGGCTATTTGGTTTTAAGTTCTAACTTAAAGCATCTGCTATAATATATATGCTTAACACACTACACACACACTAGGAGGCCACAACACATGGCAATTAATGTAAGTTTTAATGGCGCAACGATTTTTAAACCTGGCGCTTATTCAAAAACAGATATCGACTTAGGCGGCGCGTTCCCAATTGGACCTGCTGGACTTATTGCAGTAATTGGCGAAGCTGATGCTGGAAAACCCGGCGCTCAAGAAGTCAACATTGCAGCTAACAGATTCGGTGGAGATCAACTGATCACTATCCGTAACAAATATAGAAGCGGACCAATTGTTGATTCAGCTTCATTCTTGTTTGCACCTGCTGCGGACGCAGCAATTCCAGGTGGAGCACAAACTGTCTGGTTTTATAAGACAAATGCTTCAACTCAAGCTTCTTTAGCTTTAGCTAATTCCTTCGGAACAGTTAAGTCTGGTGAGTGGGGAATCGGAGGAAACAGATTAACATATAAATCAGTCCTTATTGGTGAAACAGCAGCAACAGTTGCTGGTGCAGCATTTGATGAAGCTACTGCTGGTACTGCTACTGAAACCTGGGATCTTTATGAGAACGGTGTCAAGAACACCTTTACTGTTCCTGCTGGTGGACTTGTAGATAATGCAACTACTATAACAATCATGGCAGACGATGCTAACTGGTCTGGTACTGCACCTGCTGAAGCTGTTATTACTGTTGGCGGCGTAGATAATGCTACAACTATCAGTATTACAATGGTTGCTGATTTAGCTGCAAACCAAAATGGTTGGGGACGTAGTTTTGAAACAGTCGAAGGAGCTGGTACTGCTCTTGCAGATATGGGATTAACTGAAGCCATGTCAACTGCTTCTGTCGAGCCTAGCGCAACTATCGTATTAAATCAAAAACGTGATCTTAATGTTGAAGAAGATACATTAGGTTCAGCGATCGTTCTAGAAATTGGACGTGATACATCTGGCGTAGGGATAAATACAGCTGAAGTCGAAATAACAGCTACAGAAATCCTTTTAAAAGAAAATGGAATAACTGCACATACTTTCTTGAAAGATTCTTATGCAATCCTTCAAGATATAGTTGATGAAATCAGCCTCACTGTTTACGCAGGATGGTCTGTTGCCTTATCTGATCCGCTGTACGCCCAGTTGTCACCTTCTGTCTTAGACGAAGTTAGCACCGGCGCGATGTCTGGCGGTGGAAATAGTCCTGCTAGGATCAAGAAGGATGCTTATGATGTTGCTGTATTTTTCGCACTGTCTTCATTAGCAACTATCGAAGATCAATCTAAAGTTGGTTTACCAGATGCTAGAGCTGAAGAGCCTCTTGCAGGTGGTGTACGTGGTGCAACTAATATGACTGACGTCTTAGCTGCTTTAGACAAGTTTCAAAAATTCCATGTGAATTCAATCTTACCTCTCTTTTCAAGAGACAGTAGTGATGATATTGCAGATGGACTAACTGATTCAGGATCAAGTTACACTATCGCTGGTATTCATCAAGCAATAAAAACGCATATCTCCCTCATGAAGACAACTAAAAAACGCTCTGAGCGTCAAGGTTATCTTTCAATGAAGGCAAGTTATGCAGACTGTAAAGCTCAATCAGCTATCTTATCAGATGGAAGAATGCAGCTTACAATTCAAGATATCAGACAGACTGATTCACAGGGAACAATCAAGTGGTTCCAGCCTTGGGCATTAGCTTGCTTAGTTGCTGGATCTCGAGCCGGTGCACCGATTGGTGAGCCATTAACGTTCAAGTTCCTTAATAACTCTGGTATCCGACAAACTGGACAACCAATGTCTACAGCTGAAGAAAATATCACTATCGACTTTGATCCGGATTTGCAAACAGACGATGCAATCCAAGCCGGTCTTACTTTCATGGAAGCAGCACAAACTGGTGGCTTCAGAATAGTAGTAGATAATACTACTTATGGACGAGATGGTAACTGGGTGTGGAATCGTGGAAACGTCATCTATGCAGCAGATATAGTTGCTTTCAACTTTAGATCTAGTCTTGAGAGTAGATTCATTGGACGTAAGAACACTGTCACTGCTACAGACGTTGTAGCGTATGCCTCTAGTATCTTAAATACTTTCTTAGCACAAGGTATTACAGTTTCAACTGGTGATGCTCCTCAAGGATTTAAGCAGCTTACTGCTAGAATCGAAGGAAGTACAATCAAAGTTAGTTGTGTAATTAAACTTGTCGAAGGTATCGACTTTGTGTTAGCTGATATTACAGTTCAAAGGGCAACCTCTGAAGCATAATACGAGTAGAAGTTAAGCATATTTAAGTCTGGCCGTAAAAAGCCAGACTTTTTACTTATTTACGTGATATTATATAGAAGAGTCATATAGGCTCAAAAATTCTAGGTAAGAGGAACCGAACCTCACTTTCAAGGAGATTAAGATGGCAAAACTAGGTAATGCTTTTATAACTGGAGCTAACGCAAAGATTGTAATCGACAATGTGACAATGGCATACTGTTCAGACGTCAGTTATAATATCAATGTTCAGACGATTCCAGTGGAAACAATGGGCAAGTATGAAGTTCATGCAAACGAACCTGTAGCATATTCTGTTAATGGTGGTTTTAGTATTGTCCGTTACACAAACAATGCAGCTGCAATTGTTGATGCTGCTAACGTTGAAACAACTCCTCAAAACATGAGTGCTGCGGGAAATGGTGCCAAGAGTACTACACTCGGAGAGCATCTCGATCCAAGAAAAATTCTTGCATCTGGTACTTTCGATGTTGAGATTCATGAAAAAAGAGACGCTGATGGTGGTACCTATGCAGTCTTTTTAGTACAAGATTGTCGTTTAACTAGTCGAGGCATGACACTAAATAAACGCGGTGTTATGGTTGATAACTATGCATTCGTTGGTATCTTAGCTGGCGATAAAGATGGCGAAGCTAGCGATGATGTAAGTAATAGCTCAATGGGCGATGACTTAACATAATCTAATACTTAATTAGGAATATTATTAATATAAGGTAAAAATATGGCAAACATAAAACCATTTTTTCTTACTGGCGCTAACGCTAAAATCATATTAAATAATAAGTCCGTGGCATTCGCCACGGACATTTCTTATTCTATTACTGTCCGTCATGCTACTCCCAGAGTACTTGGTAGATTTGAAGTAGAAACAGTGCAACCGTTATCGTATGACGTAGAAGGCACACTAACTATTATTAAATATGCTAGAGGCATGAAAGATCATATGAGTACTCATGAATCTAGTGCACCTGTGAATGTCGATCAACTTGGTAATGGCTTGGGTAGTTTCGCCGCGGGACAAGGAGCACTAACTAGTGCATTAGGCCTACCTTCTGGTGGACAATTTGATGGTGGTACAGCAGACAATTTCAATCCTTCTAGGATGTTTCAATCTAAAATGTTTGATATAGAGATAAGACAAAAGATCCCACCAAAAACAAGTAACCTACCTCAAGTCCTTCAAGGTTTAAAGGCAGTAGGTGCTGCTCTCAATGATGGTTTAGTGCCAGATGGTCTTAACGATACAAACGACACTAATATCTTAATTAGACTTAGAGATTGTCGTTTTTCCCGTCTAGATTTTAAACTTAGTAAAAGAGGCCTTCCACTTGTAACTATGCAGTTTAAAGCTCGCTATGTGGACGATGATACATCTATTGCTGGAAAATCTGGCGTTGGACAGGAGTTTAGTTAATGGCTGTTATAGATAATGCAATTACTGAAGCAGGAACCTTAACTGGTGCTATTGGAAATGCGGCAGATAGCTTATTAAATAGTGCAGTTGGAGCTGTATCACCTTTTAATAATTTTGGTAGATACCTAACTGGCTCTAGAGCTGTCATTAAGATAAATGATAACCTATTTGGATTTGCCTTCGGGGTTACTTTTAACATACAAACCACGGCAATAGAAATCAATACGATTGATGACTGGACACCGTATGAATTAGCTCCAGCACGTATCTCAGTTAATGGAACACTAAGTATGTTCCATATACCTGGAAAAAGTCCTACAAAAGAATTAATACAAGCAAATGTATTATCATTCTTATTCCACAAATATGTCACTATATCCATAAGTGACCAGACTACCGGTCAAAGAATCTTTGAAACTCGGAAAGCCATTATAACTAATAGAAAGCAAACTATCCAAGCAGGTGAGCTTTCTACTATAGAGTTAGAGTGGAAAGCTGTTGGTTTTATCGATGATATTGCACCATTCTATCCTAAAGATAAAGATGGTGAGGAGAGCGGCACGTCACTAGACGGGTTAGGTGCAGGAGCATTAGCAGCGTTTAATGCTATATAAAATTAAAGTAAAACAATAGCCTTTATCGGGTATAATCTTCCTGTACTTATAAAGGAGAGATTGTGTACGATTTACTACCGAAAAATGAAAAAAGCTTTGATATTGATATTGTTGGAGAAAACACTGGATATCAATATCAAGGTCAATTTACAGTATCATGTATTCTTGACATGGCGGGTAAGCATTCGCTAGAGTTAGAAAAAACACGACTCATGGCTGACTATGCCAATCCATCTCCCGGACTATTCGGTATCGCAACCTCTTTAGCAACTATACGTGTTAAATCTATAAAAACACCAGCATGGTGGAAAAACGCAGATGATGGTAGTAAAATAAGAGACGAAAATCTAATCTTTGCTGTTTATGATAAGTGTAACGAAATGGAAAAAGAATGGCGCAACGATCTAAAGGAATCATCAGAAAAGGCAGAGAAAGAGACCCCGTCGACGTCAGAGAAGACAGAAAAAGAAGAAAAGAAAGCAGAGTAGTCCGTAAGACACTATTCGAACAGATAAATGCAATCGCTCGACGAGATGCCAGATTAGAGATAGGTGATAAGAAGAATCACCTTTTTCTAACTAATTGGTGGTGTCGTCAATATAATCGCCCCCTAAAAGACCCCCTATTAAATCAATATACTATAGAAGAACTAGCATATGAGTTTTTCCTCATCAATGAAATAGCTATATATAAAGATGAGCTTATCAATGAAGAAACTGATAGAATAGAAGAGGCTATAGAGCAAGAAGGCATGGATTGGGCTGACCAAATGGAAGCCGAAGAAGAAGCCGAAGAAAAGGCTCTTGCTAAGAAATTAGCAGATAAGGCTGAAGCTGCAAAGAAAGCTAAAGAAGAGGCAGGTGATCCATTAAGAGATCCTGATCAAGTAAAGTGGATGGAAGAAGAGATTAAGAAGAGTAAATCTGTCTTCGGTGATGATTTTGGGGAAGACGTTAGTTTAGATTTTGAAAGTGATGATTAATGAGTAATTTTGGCGATATAAAAGATAAAGGAATCGCATCTAGGAGGGGTGATGAGCTTCGCCGTGCTAGAAGCGAACGGATGGAAACTAAAACCGTAGGCGAAATGCGTTTCGCTGATCAACTAGATAAAAACGCGACTGCTATTAGTGAAATGTTGAGCGGCGCTCGGAGCCGCCTAAACGAATCTCTAGAAGAATACGCCAGACTAGGTAAAGAGAGTGATAATCTAGTAAAAGTATTAGCTAGTCTAAAAAAAGAAAGAGCAAATAAAGCAAATAAAGCATTAGTATCTTCCACAGTGACAGCTCTCAACGACAGAGCTCAAACTTCAGATATCACTGGCGTTTCAAGATCTGCTCATAACATAGGTGCTTCTCTATCTATGGCAAGAAGCACTTCTACTTTCCAACTAGAGCAACAAGCAGAAATAGCCAGAACTCAATTAGACGCACAGAGACCTTACCTTATAGAATCAGCACATGATATGGGCAGTGATGATAGTCGTGTTAGCAAAATAGGTAGATCTAACAACGAAACACTATGGAGAGAAAGAGGCGAATTAGTAAACCGAGCTGGTCTTGCTGATGCAGCGCTTGGTGCTCAGAAGAAATTAGGCATTGATGCTGGATCTCGTTTTTTCAATGCTCATGATGCCATGAAGCAAGTTGCGGTGGATCAGGAAAAGCAGGGTATTAAAGAGGATGTCGCAGCTGGACGAGTAGGCAGTGCTGAAGATGTACAAACAAGAATAAACGATACTGCAGATGCGATGATAACCGCTTTTGAAAAACTCAGTGAAGCAACTGCTTCCAATGCTGATGAAGCTGGAAAATTAGGTGAAGAATTTGATGCTTTAAATGCTAAATACAAAAAAGAAAGAACTACCCAAAAAGAAATGAATAAAGCGGGTGGTGGTGCTGGTGGAAATGATGTAAGTGCTGGTGGGATGCTTAGTGATGCTGGAGCGATAATACAAGGTGGAGCTCAGATCTATAAAAACCACTATATCACTTCCGAGATGGAACAGACGCAGAACCAGATAGGTTATGCACAAATGTCTAATAAAAGATTTTCTGATGTATATGGTGCAGCTGATGGTGACATGGGTGCATTACGTCGTGTAATGAGTAACCAATATTCTGATCAACAAGAGCGCGGACAAGAATACTATAGTAGAACTCAAAAGGGCAAAATAACCGAAGCGGCAGGTCAAGGTACTTCACTTCTTGGTTCCATCTCAGATTCTGCTACGGACCTAGGCGAACATCTTAAGTCAGTGTATGATGGCTTTGGTGTTGCAACACCTCTCGCAAAAGGACTACAAGTTGGTGCAAAAGCCACACCATTAACCGTACAGACAGATCAAACTGTAACAGATATACTTAAGGGGAACTCAGCTGGCCGAGCAAAGATAGCGGCACATCAACAATATGGGGGATTAAAAGACGAAGAGTTTAAGGTTCGTGATTTTGCTGTTGGCAATAGTATGGATTACTATAAGCAATTAGGTCTTGCTACGCGTGGCTTTGGCATGTCCAGTGCTTCTAAGAATAAAGCTGTCTTTGTTGGCGACGGTCGAGATCAAATAGCTGACAATGTAGATACAGCACTAAGTGGCACCTATGGAAGCAAAGTAGGTGTACTAAACGAAAGCGGCTCTAGAGTTATTGATGGTATTGGTGAAAAACATTCCAGTATAGAAGGAGACTATCTTCAAAGCAAAGTTAATCCTGAAGCACTAAAAAAACTAATAGATAAATTACCGGAAAGTCAAAGGTCACAATTCGCTGCAGTTGCTGATAAATATAGCAAACCACAACCTTTAACGGGTTTACCTGGGAAACACCCAAGTCCAATGCACCAACTAGTTGAAGGCGACAAAACAACTTATGTGACACAAGGGACTTCCGGAGGCGGTGGTAATCGAGAAGAAATAGTTTCTGAAATGCTAAAAGGGAGTACGCTTAGCGAATTATCCGATCAAGCGGGTATCGGCATGAAAGCTATACCTGGTTTAATTGCTGGCTTTAAAGGAACAATGGGTCGAGAAACCGGCGGCATAAAAACTGAATTAACTAGAGCTGGATTGGCAGCTAAAACTGGTGGATTTGATTCTCCAGAGCAATATATTCAAGCACGTGGTTCAATGGCTAGTGTTGGTGGTGGATCTGCTGAATTAGAAAAGATAATGAAAAGAGCTTTTGCTGAAGGTATGGATTCCTCTAAGAGTATCATGGAGATGGTTGGAGCAGTTCAGCAATTAAACCAGACTTCTGCTGGAGTTGGTATTGAGGCCACTGGTGCTAGCTCTCTTAAATTAGGTAGAGGCGTTAGTGCTCTTCGTAAATCTGGTGTCAGTAAGAGAATGGCAATAGGCGCTGCTGCGAACGCATCTGCAGCTATAAAAGACTTTAGTACTAGTGGTGACTTAGATCTCACAAATGTAATGGAATTCAAAGAGCTCAAGGATGACTTTGGAGATGCAGAGTTATGGGAATTAGAAGCCATGGCTACAATGTCCCATACAGAGGTCACAGAGATGCATTCCCTGTATAAAAAGGGAGACAAAGAATCCATAGCAAAAGCAAAAGCGATAGCTCGAAAAAGAGGCGTCGGCCTGCAGATAAACACTGAAATTGATGCTAAAAATCTATTAGATACAAAAGTTAGAAAATCAACCAGAAAAGGTCTAGGTTTTGGTTATGGCCCAGGACTCAGACAATCAATTGAGAAGAAAAATGTAGCTGGCGAAGAAATTACTGATGAAAAAGAAATTAACTTCGCTAACGCCCGATGGAATGCCACAGCAGGAGCTGGTGTATCTGGCGAGGCTGGAAATGCACAACTGCGAACGGGCTTTACTCCTGACGAAAAAGATATTTCAAATAAAGTCGGCGGGGCTAAAGTTGGTGCTGTAGAAAAATTCATCGATGCACCAGCAGTCCGTGACGCAAAACTATTCAATGATAGTGTGAAGATGTTAGCGAAGGCCGCTCAGAGCTTAGAAGGACTAGCTATAGCTAGTAAAGAGGTTGCTAAAGCAACAGACGCTGAAGCAGCCTTCGAAGATGCTAAAGGTGCATCTACCAATAAGCAAGAGCCAACAGAGCAATTTAGTAAAGATACAGCACCCCTTAAAAAAGTCTTATCAGACTTTAATACTGACATGACAAGGATACTCAAGTTAACAACAAATCCAGTAGCTACAGCTTTAATTTGGAACTATGTCGATAGAATTAATATAGACGGTGCTACAGACCCGAATAAAGTAGAAGAAAAGGTAATAATAAATACTGTTTCTCTCAGATCCATGACGACTAGTAAAAGTAAATCTTCACCTGTTGGATCGTTTGAATTAAGATTGGCTCCAACTTTTAACTGGATAACTAGAATCACGGTAGGTAGCTGGTGTGTATTAAATATGTCACCAACACAGAACATATCTGCAATATCTAGTGATAATGTAGATGGTGTTGATAAATATACCTTTAAGATGTTGGGGAGAATAGAATCTGTAAGGGTGTCTGTAAGTGTAGATCAAAATACTGGGGCACGCAGTACAGAATATATAGTGCAAGGTGAAGACTGGGGTAGTGTTTTTAATACTAAGCTCTATATCGACCCCATTGCTAGAAATAATAACTTAGAAAAAGCCCCGGCAGTTGGTCATGCTGCCAGAATGTCATTAGAGAAAATGGTTACGAGTTGGGCCCAAAAAGATCAATCTCTGCCAACTTCACAAGATGTACTAGTGGGATTAATTGCTCTGTGGGGGAACCCACTCGCACTTGTTGAGGATAGTATTTCAGGACAAACACCAGATTTAATCCTATCTTCTCAAGCACAGTTTAAAATACCCAAAGAGGTCGCAGCGTATATGGGGTTTGAAGATAGTAATGGTGATCTAACTACAAATATAGCTAGCGTGATACGATTAGTGGGTGGGGTGCTTAAAGGATATGATAATTATGGTGGTGACCCACTAGATGCTTTCGGATTTGCTGATCCTAATAGTCTTTATGGTATGCATACTTTCTGGCAAGTATTAATGGATAACTGCAATTCAACACTTAATGAGTTAATAGCCGAAATTAGATTCGATAGTTCTGTATCTAGCACATTAGCCCTATATAGAAGAATCAAACCCTTCATAACAAGGGAATCTTTTAAAAATGAAGACATATCGCATCTAGTGTCGCGGTTCTCTGATGTAAAAAAGACAACTATACCCGTGGGAGAAGTACTAAACATAAATGCTGGGACAAATTGGAGAGATAAAATTAATTTCGTTGAAATCCAATCTCAGCCTAACTTAAATCTTACTACTTTCAATGTTGCAATTAAAACAGATTCTCAAACTAAGGATGTTAAGGCTTTTGAGAGAGATGGATTTAAGCCCCTTATAGAAAAAGTTCTTTATACTCCGTATAAGGATGGTTTACCACAGCCTTTTGATGCAACCAAATGGAAGTTCTTATTGAGAGAGTGGTACTTTAATACACACAATATGCTAAATGGCACAGTGACTTTCATAGGGAGATCAGAGTATATTGCTGTAGGTGACAATATAGAAATTGACTCTAGTGTTTTTGGTGCAGCACCTTTTAATGATTTACAGAGCACTCATAACGCCGATAACTTTGATACTTTTTTACTTGCTCATGTAGAGAATATTTCCCATCAATTTACAGTGGGTGATAATGGTGAGCGTTCTTTTTTTACAACAGTGCAATTCTCTAGAGGCATTATCGCTGATTTTAATGGTTATCCTTTAGATGAAACTGGATCGGCATTAGACGGAAGCGCTGAGACGCTTACTGGTAATGCGGAAAAAAATACTCACAGCACATTTGGCTGGTCTGGTGAAAGTGACCCAGATAAACAAAAGCTTAAGGGGAATTAATGACTAGTGATTATATAGTTCAAGATAGCTCTCTTTTTAAAGATGATGAATCTTATAAAGTTAAAGATTTTAAAGATAATTCTATACGCGTGGGTATAGTTAGGAGCTCTATAGAAGTAGATGAGATAGGGACCAAGTATCTTGTAGAAGTCTATGTAGACGGAAACCAAGTTCCTTGTTCATGTGTTCCTTTAAGTAGATTCAATAGCCCGTATAACTTTGAAGAAATAAGATTGAAGCCATGGCTAAGAGGATCTGCAGCATCAGGTCGGCTTGATCCAGGTACAGCTAGCGTTTATAACCTGCGTGATGGTGAAACAGTAGTAGTTGCTTTTTTAGATGGCACTGCTAGAGAAGGTGTGATACTTGGTTCTATTAAACACCCAGTTAGAGACACAGTAACAGAAGAAGAGACACTAGCATATCATTCTGTATACAACGGAGTAGAGACAACTATAGATACAGAGGGCGCGTATAAGGTTACTTTCCAAGGATCTCCTTTGAACGATGCTGAAGAAGTGGCACCTGGAACACAGGAACCGACTGAAGTAGAATATGATGAAGATATAGCTGGATCTTTTTATAGCTTCGACACTACCGGTAGTTTCACTATTGATTGCGGGAACGATGAAGGACCAAACTCTATCAAGATCTTAAAGGATCCAGGTGGTGGATCTCTAATAATTGAATCAGGTGCAAATATCATCAATATAGCGGGTAGTTCATCAGAAGGTGAATTATCAGTAACAACAGGTATCCTCAGTATAGAGACATCTGAGATAAGCATGGTGGCTGAGAAAACCTTTAAAGTCGAGGCAACTCAAGACGTCTCTATTAAGGGGTTAACTGTAGCCCTTGGTAACGACACCATAGAATTAGTGGACGGATTGCTCCAGATAATAGATGCCATTGGCCAGATTACGGTCACAAGCCCTGTGGGAACATGTACCCCAATAATGGCATCTCCTCAATGGGGTAGTGGCGTTGTCCCATTAATTACTCAACTAAATACGTTAAAGGGCTCGCTATAATTGAGTGCTTTTGTTATATAATTATAACTAAAGGAGTTTGAAATGTCCACTAATGATAAGCCTGCATACGAAATAAAGGAAGAAAACTGGTATAGATCATTACCTTATGGTTTTCACTTTAAAAACCGTAATGCTAAAGGTGACGATTTCGACTTAAATAGTAAGACTTTCTATTTACCTATACTACCATCTAATCTTAATGTTACTACTCATTTTGCAACTAATATAGTTACTACGCTATTTGGGGTAGTAGAAGAGCATTCTGAGATACGATATTATGATATTGAGATAGCTGGCACTACAGGTATTGCGCCTCGCTGGGTAGAGGCTAGACAACATGGTGATTCAGTAAAAGGTGTCATATCCCCTGGTAGAACTAGTGAAGACGTTGCCCCTGTTACCTTAGGCGGTTTTCTACCAGAAGTAACTAACACCTTAAATCAAATAAAAAAACTAGCATCTGATCCCACTGCTCCACCTGATTACAAGACGGGTGTAAATGTAAAGAAAACAGGATATATAGCTTTTCACAACTTCTATCTTTTTCTATTAGCATATAAAAAAGACGCAGCAGGTTTATCTAGTCTAGGGAACAAAGCTAGATCTCATCATCCTCTATCTTTCTTAAACTATAAAGATGGACTAAAATATGATGTTGCAATACAATCTTTCACTTTAACTCGATCTGCAGAAAATCCAATGCTATATAACTATAGCATTAAGATGCGTGGCTATAATTTAAGAAGTGTAAATAGAAAAGAAGCTTCACAGAATCAGAAAGATAAATTAGGATTAGGCGATATAAAAGGTCAGTCTCTATTTTCTTCAATAACCAGTGTAGTAGGTAATGCTGCAACACTGCTAGGCGGTATTTTATAATGTCAGTAAAATTAGATACGGCTTTTAGCTCTCTATCGGAACTAAAAATGTGGTTTAAAAACCAATCGGGTTCAGCTATGACATTAGCTGACGTAAGTGATTTAATATCACTTCGCTGGTTGTATTTTAAAGACAATTGGGAATTCATGAAAGAAGACCTGATAAAAAAAGCAGATTACTATGAATTCCCAGATTTACTCATTGCTCAAATAGATAAGCTTTCATCCTTTATAGAGCGACAAAGAAATAGTAAAAATAAAGCAATTAACCCCTTCAGCAAGAGCTCTATCCTTACTGACTATTATACTGTATGGGAAAACCTAGAGATAACAGCAATCCCTGTCACACGGCAAGAATCTAATATTATTGCAGCAAGGACCAATAATATTTCCAGGTTTACAAAAACAGATTTTTTACGGATCAGAGGAGATTTAGCTGCAGCTAGAGATGAAATAGCGGACACAATCGGCTTATCAGATGAGCAATACAATATGTCCTACAATAGAAGTCCTATAGGGCAACTACGTGGAGCTAGGATATCGGATATAACTGATATGCAAACGCTATATGCAGGAATATCTTCTGTAGATTATATTCTAGCAAATATAACATCATTAGACACCATGAAAGTAGATCCATTTTTATTAGCTCGATCTAATGCAGATAATCCTGCGATAGATATCTTACAAGGTAAATCAGGCAATTTAGTAAAAATGAACTACGGAGATAGTCTTCAAGATCTGGCAACTAGGTATCTAAATGATCCTGATAAATGGCTAGACATATCGATCGCCAATGGTTTAAAGGCCCCTTATATAGACGAAGTGGGTAGGGTTGTCCCTATAATCTCAAACGGTAATGGTAATCAACTCAACATGTCATCGAAAGATGAAGATGGTAAGAAGAATGTAGATAAATTCTATATAAATCAACCTGTTTTTATAAAATCAGACGCTACTACCTCGCCTGAGCAGAGAACAATAATAAACATCAAAGTTGTACCTATTTCTGGTGAGATAATACTGGAACTGAATGGAGCGACAGATCTTGGTAAATACACTACTGTAGATAACGCACATGTGAGAGTCTATAAGCAGAACACCATAAACTCTCAGTTTCTTGTCCTGATCCCTAGTGAGCAACCACTGCCTCAAGAAAAAATAGGCACAGAGGCATTCTTCCTAAGTTCACTCACAGAAGACGAGAAGAACTCTGGTGTAGATTTTGCTGTAGATGGTGACATGGATATCATCTTTACACCAACTAATGACTTACAGTTGAGCTTCGGCTTATCTAATGCAGTACAAGCAGTTCAATTCAAGATATTAAGCGAAAGAGGTCAATCCCCTAGGCACCCTAATTACGGTTTATCTTCAGTGGCTGGTTTAAAAAGCGAAGACCCAGGTACAATAAAGCAGATACTAGTCAACAGCATAAATGATATAATTAATGCTGATAGTAGATTTAGTAGAGTAGAAACACTAAACGTTACTCAAGACAATTCTATAATGCAGATAAGACTATCTGTGAGAATGGCAGGAACTGGAACAGTCGTACCCATAAGCTTTAGCGTAAATACAGGTTAGTAAATATGGCAGTAGAAATAAAGAGTTACAATCAGATCCTAGGCAGCATGATTCGTAAGATCATTGCTGATACACCACTAAATGACATAAATACCGGCTCTACGCTCATGACGCTCCTTGAGGCAGCTGCTCAAGTTGACTTTGAGAATAATGCTTCTATACTTAACGTATTAGAACTGTTGAGTGTAGACGCTATAAAAAACAATGACTTAGACGCTAGAGCTGCTGATTTTGGATTATCTAGGGTTCCAGCTAGAAGAGCTACTGGTTTTATTGATATTGGCGACTCCAGTATCGAGAAGAGAAGTACTGGTCTCTATCAAGTAAAACCAGCACCTATTGCTGGCTCAACACAACTTTTTGTGAACAATGCTACAGATTGGACTCAAACCGGTGAGATATTCATCGGCAGAGGGACAACTAACTTTGAAGGACCAATTAGCTATACATCTATTGCTGATAATGGTTCATTTTTTACAATAAACCTCGCATCATCTCTGCAGAAAGATCATCTTGTATCTGAGACAGTAATTGATGCACAAGGGACATCTAATCGTCTGATTTCTGCTGGAACACTAGTCCAGATTCCTGCTAACAATATTAACCCAGTTACAGAGTATAGAATCATCCGCGATGCTGTTATAGCTTCTGGTGAAGACCTTGTACAGGGAGTAGAAGTCGCTGCTATAGTCGCGGGCACTAATAGTAATGCAGGAATAAATACTATTGTACAATTTAGTTCTGTACCATTTCCTGGTGTAACAGCAACTAACACTACCGCATTTACAAATGGTACGAATGTTGAAACTGATGATGATTTAAGAGAAAGAGTCAAGTCTTATTCTAATACATTAGCTCGAGGTACAGAGGCAGCAATTCTCGCTTCTGTAATTGGAGTATCTGATCCAGATGATGGCAAGCAAGTTGCATCAGCTATTATAACTGAGCCACCAAAAATAGGCGACCCATCAATACTATACATTGACGATGGTGGCGGATTTGAACCATCTTTTATCGGACAGTCAGTTGATGTATTATTAAACTCAGCAAATGGTAGCGAAGAGTTCCTACAATTAGCTAATTTTCCACTACCTAGACCACAAGCTATTAATGCAATCAATGGGCCTTTTGAATTAACTGATCAAATGGAGTTACGAGTAGTAGTTGATGGGATAGAAGAGAATATTATTTTCACTTCTGACCAGTTCTCTAATATTGCTGCCTCTACTAACGCAGAAATCATTATCGCAATCAATAGTCAATCAGTTGGCTTCAAGGCTACTTTTACAGAAAACTCATCTAGAATGTTATTGTTCCCATTGGATCACACAGTGGAAACAATTCAGGTATCTGCTATTAAGTCAACTGATGATTCTAGCTTATTCGCCAATAACATTCTGAAGTTCCCTACCAATGAATTTTCCTATATTCGTCTTTATCAAAACAGTACTTTATTGACAGAGAAAGAAAGATCGGCAACACTATTAACTAATCCTTTTGCTACATGGAATATAACAGATGAAGGCAGTTTAGTCATATCTGTAGATAACACACCAGCACAAGATAGAGCATTCTCCGAACCTGATTTCGGTGGTACTCCTTTTATAGCACTAACAATTGATGACTGGGTAGCAGTAATTAATCAAAAATATGCGGGAATAACAGCAACTGCTACATCCAGCGGTCGAGTGCAGATCGTATCTAATAAAGAGGGGTCAGATTCTTCTTTAGAAATACTAGGTGGTTCATACTTTAATAAGCTCTTCTCTAATCAAGAAACACTATCTGGTGGTACAAATTCTGACTTTGAACTGAACAGACAAAATGGAAACATAAGGATACTTAGAGACATTGAAATCGGTGACTCTATCACTACTGGTATTGAAGATGCAAAAGGTGCTATCTACTCATCTGAAACACCGTCTGGTTCATACGATTTATCTATCGACTCAAGTGGTCGAACTTCTCAAATGGTAATGCTTGCTGATTCTGATAAAGTATCTATCCGTGTCAATTCCGGTCTAGCTGTAGGTAATATTGTCACCCTCACAGACGAGGGAAGCAATGTAATGAGGTTGACTTCTGATTCTGCTACATCGTTCTCAGCAATGATGCCAGAAGATTATATCTATATAGCATATAGAGGCGTAACTAGTCCTTGGATTGATGAAGCTAATACCGGCTTATTCAAGATTATTGCCAAAGGCGAACATATAAATGTAGGCACTGACACCTATGTAGAAGTCAAGAACATATCTATTGTTCCTGGTGTACACACTGTTGAAGCCGGCGAAGATATACAAGCTTTTAGAGCAGGTACATATCCACAACTATGGAAGAGCTCTTTTGTTCCAGTTCCTGCTTCAGTACAGATTCAAGACCTGGTTAATTCTTTCAATGATAACCTCGTTAATATAAAGAATTCTGTCTTTAAAACAAACAGCATGAAACTAACATCAACTACTGAAGATGATGGTTCAATATCTACACCTATCGGTTCTGGAAATATCTTATCTCTTTTTGAATTATTAGAGAATCAAGAAGGAACACTCGGCTTCATAGCTACTAGAACACCTGAAAAAGATTTTCCATCTTTCTTTAAATATACACAGCCTACCTCTGAGGACGCAGAAGGCGTAACTGGTAAAGATGTCTGGTTGGATAGAGTCCAATATACAGATATTAAGGGAGCTTTCACAAGCGACGCGGCACCTGGTGAAGTAGGTGTTGACACGTACAGTGAAGAACTAGAATCCACTGGGATTCTTACATCTGCTATTCTAAACTATACAGATGTAGTGAATTTTTTAGACGGTGCAAATAAAGGACATTATCGTAACATTAGAGACTATCTAACTGGTGATAAAATAGGTACGCAGCATGCATTACCTAGAACGATAATGAATACTATAGCAAATGATAGATTTAATCTGATGCACCCTGCAGCTATATCCCCTGAAGATAGTATTGTTTTTATCTTAGATCAAGACTCTATTGCTAAAACAATAGACATAAGAATGTCTAGAACAGGCCAGATTAATAGTGATTTTCCTCCAACAACTTTTTCATTCTCAGCTAATGATGCAGACAATGAACCAGGTATTACTTTTGGTAATCTACAAGTCTGGGGTAAACTAGCTAACAATACAGAATTCGAAGATTATGCAGTATGGTTTAAAGCAAGAAACTGGTATGTCGACGGCGGTGCTGGTAACGGCGGTGGAGCTTTCATAGTTAGATCTGAAGAATTCGGTCCACATGGTGAAGCTATAAGGTTTCAAATAGAACACCCAACACTTCCAGATACTGGGAATACTATTACACATGGTAATAATCCAGATTTCACTTTGGCAACATACAAATTTGGATCTGGCGCTAAGAGGCCTATAGGTTTAGTAGATGGAGATAGCTTTACTGTTTCCAATCCAGGTAGCAATGTATATCGTTACACTTTTAATAATTCTCCAGCATTTGCTTCAGTATCACCTAATGATGTTATAAGTATATTAAATAATTCTGGGGTCTCTACTAGCAATCAAGGACAGTTTAGTGTTATTGCCGTAGATGATTCATTAAAAACAATAGATGTATATAATCCTAATGGAGCAGTAACTCCAGCTGGAAACCCCGAAGTTACCACTATAGACACTATCGATGATATTGTTGGTTCTCCAACTGTTAGTGTCGTTTCTAATATTGCAGCAGCAACTGGATTAGATGGTGAATTCTTTACTATAAATGATGCTGCTGGTGCAGTAGCTATATACTATAATGTAGGTACTCCAAATCCTGGACCAGGTGTACTTGGTGTAAGCCGTGTAATAGAAGTGGTATTAGGTGGAGCAGAAGTAGCAGGTACAGTAGCACTATTAACGTCTGGTGTAATTACTGCAGATAGCGAGTTTTCTGGTTTAGCTGCAGGTAGTGCTGTTACAATCACTAATGTAGACAATGGTACATTGGCTGTTTCTGCAGATGGTTCAACACCTACTGGATTCACGTTCTCTGGCACAATCGGAGTAGCAGATACTACTATAGATGGTACATACTTTACTCTACAAGATCAAGATGGAAGCGTTGCTTTCTGGTACGATCTTTCCGGTACAACTCCGGAGCCACTACATGGTGCAGATAGAGCAATTGAAATAATGACTGTAAATTTTGGCGACACTGCTAGCACTATTGCAACTAAATCTGCAGTATTAATAGTTGCAGATCCAAAGTTCGCTTCTGCACTAGTAGTCAGTAATCAAATCACTGTGACTGACACCAATAACGGTGCACGAATAGCATCTTCTGCAGGTACAACTGGATTCACTATTGCTGAAAGTATTGCTGGTATTGACGATGTTATAGAAGTAATGAGCGCAGTCGAGTTAATAAGTATTTTCCCATTAACAGGCACAAGTGTCGCAGATATAGTTTCAAAGATATCTGAAAGTCCAATTTTAATAGCGGCTGAGGTTGATGGAACAAACGATATCCTAAAAGCAACAAGAGAAAACGTATATACTCCAGCTGGTCCTGGAGACTTTAGTGCTTCACTAGCATATAACCATAATCCTGTCTCTGGATCAGGAGAAAATACTTGGATTAGACTATATGATAGTATGGGGTGGGTTAAGATTTTTGAAAATACAAATCCACAGTTTGCATTAAAAAATGAATTAGTATTACAAGGTGCGGCACCGAGTGCTTATGCTATGGATACAGCCCCTAATAACGATGGTAGTACTGGAGAATACTTCAAACTAGTACCAACTACATTAACTAATACTCTACATCACTTTACACAAAAAGCGCTATCACAGTTACCTATTGTTGCAGATGTTGAAATAGCTGAAAATATCAGAAAGATTCAAGTCAAGTCTAAACTATTAGGCTCTCAAGGAGCAATAGAGGTTGTTGGCGGTAATGCTAATAATATTGATTTTAGTATCTTTGGTGAAGCACAAATTGCACCAGGAACTGAATCTGGTTCAGACTTCTTACAGGTTAAGACAAGAGCTTTTCCAGTAACCCTAACCAAGGGGACATTAGTCAGAGTTGAGAATACTCAACCGGCAAAAAGACTATCAAGATTATCAGATAGTGATACAATAGACATTGTTAAAGGAACAGGGAATAATACAGAGTATCTCTGGAATCCTAAAGATACTAAATTGAGTAGTTTAGTTAAATTCTCAATAACAGACATATCTTCCTTATATGGTAGAGCAGCAGATACAGTTTGGAGATGGCAACACAATGATAGTGGATCATTCTTCAATATCCTAGATCTAACGTTAGGTACTACAACTGCTCCACCTGATGATGAAAACGCAGATGGTACAGGTGATGCAGCAAATTTAGTAATTGATCTAATAGAAGCTGGAACTGTAACTGAAGCACAAAACTTTAGACTAACTGTTACTGAGACACCAGTGCAGGCTGATTATTTTACTTTTAGAAGTGCTAATCCCACTCTTGCTACTTTTGCTGTATGGTTTAATGTTACCGATGGCGGAGGAGCTGGAGATGTTCCTACAGGCACTACATATGATACAGCAATTAACCAAATCCAAGTAGATATACTAAGTACTGACTCTGAAGATAGTATTGTTTCTAAGATGGCTGCTGTCTTAAACGTCAATGTGCCATTCTTAAGTGAATTCGAAGGAATACAAGAAGAGGGTGCTAATCTAGACGATATAGTTCCTGGTGACCTACTTAATGCTTATGGCACTTTTACTTCAGATTGGAATTCAGGTAATAAAGTTCATGCATCTGGTGATGGCGACATTGGTGGCTTTCCGATAATAGCAGCGGATTCAATTAGCAGATGGATTGACGTAGTCAACCCAGATGGCGTTGCAATGGCAATTGAAAAAGCAATCGGCAGTGGTACAGTAGAGATTACACCAACACCTGTTATCAAATGGAATTTAAAGCATGCAGCTAAGACAGCTGTCGTTCAAGCTGTAAAACTTGGAACCACAATAACAGTAACAACTGTTGATCAGCATAGATTACGAGAACTTGATATTTTCACTATCGAATTAAATGGTCTAGCTCAATCTGCCACAGTAGATACAGTAATCGATACATCTAATTTTACTTTTACAGACTCAACGGGGTTACCAGATGAAACATACCCAAATGGTTTTGTAATAGCTGATGCTAAAACACCTACTAGATACCGAATCGAATCTCTCGGCTTCAATAACCTATATAGGTTAGCTTGGGCTGAAGGTGATGAACCTCTTTTTGTAGATTGTGGCGTAGCGATAGATGACTCCATGTCAATACAAGGGGACACATTTGGGAGCAATAACTCAGGTATTTTTAGAGTACTTGGCGTTGATAATCGTAGTGTAATTTTTGAAAATGAAATTGCAAGTGAAGAACTAAATACATACTTCTCGTTTAACGATGTGGGGTTACTCGCTAATTGGACTTCCAGTTTAGATACTGTTGCAGGCCTAAGTGGAACCTTCACTAATGTAACTGCAGGCGATTGGGTTAAAAAACCTGAAGATGAAGATACTGAATACCGGCAAGTCGTAGACCTATTAGATGATAATAACCTACCAGTAGGTGCAGCACTAGCAACTAGATTACAGTTAGGCGCTAACTATAAAGGCACTACATCTAGCAGTCTCGGTATTAGCTATGATCAAAACACGGATGTAGGTAAAGGTAAAGTTTTACAGAATATTGCAGACGTACAATTTTATGAAGGTGATTCAGTTCAAATTAGCGATAATATTGTTATCGATAATATCGCAAATGATGACTGGTTCAGCTCAGTTAACTCTGGTACTTTCAACATTGTACAGTTTGGAACAGATGGTCAGACTTTAAGACCTTTTGTTAGGGTTGAAAATAGCCCTGGACAAACACAAGTAGGTAGAAAACTAGACGTCGCACCATTAGGTTTCTTTATCCTTGAGGGGACAGATTATATCTACAAGAGTATCCGTCAAGTTACACACACTGTTATAGATAGTTTTAATCCTGATAGGCGATCTGTCTACTTAACTCCGTCTACTAAAGCACCAAAAATGACCAATACTAGCGGCACTAAAATTACGCCTATAGGTAAAATAGGATACTCTACTGATGTAACTGTTGGGATAGATGGCTATACTTATTACACTGGGCTACTTAGAACAGTACAAAGGATCATCGATGGATATGAGCCAGAATCTACTACTTATCCAGGTAGAAGAGCGGTAGGTGGTGCAATTGAAATACTCCCTCCTCTAATTAGCAGAGTAAATATGTCTCTTGAAGTTACTACTAATGAAGGTATAAACTTAAATGAGATAAGTAATGATATAAAGACAGCAGCTATAAAATACATAGATGGTCTCGGTGTTGGTGAAGATGTTATCCTATCTGAGATAACTGTAGCCATCATGGATATTACAGGTGTTGCTGCTATTACCTTTAATGATCCAGATCCAAGTATTGAGCGAATATCTATAGCAGATAATGAAAAAGCTTTTATAGAACCAGACGATATCAGCGTAGCATAAGGTTGCCATGGCAAACAATAAAACAAAAGTAGATCGAATACACGATCAAATGCCTAAATTTTTTAGGACTAGAGTGAACCCTAATTGGAACGCTCTTATTGATAGTTTGGGCAGCTCTGATCAAAAATTAGCAGATCTAGTAGAAGAAGTAAAGAAGCAATTTTTCATTAAAACAGCAGAAAGACCATATATAGACAGATTAGGTGCGAACTTCCAAGTCTCTAGGCCAAAAGGAATTGGCATGGATGATTCAGCATTTCGTACCTATATTCCTGTTTTAGCATACCAACCTAAGCAAGTAAAATTAGTATTAGACCTATTATTAGATATCTTCTTTTTTAAGGAGTCAACTACTTCTTTCACACAATCTGAAAATTCTGAATTATACAATCTAGTTGATGGATGGGATCTCCAGTACGTAGTTGACGGCTCTAAAAAAGAAAGTATCTTTTTTGAAGCTAGTGATTTTACTGACATCAATAATGCAACTGCTGACGAGATTGCAGGAGCAATAAATAGAAAAGCCCTACATAGTTTTGCTATTGTATTCGATGATAGAATACTTAAGCGTAAATTTATACGTATTTTTACTAATACAATCGGCTCAAAGGGATCTATAGAGATTGTTGGCGGTAGAGCTAATTTGCAATTTAGATTTGTCGGCTTTAACAATGATGCTGGAGCCGGTAACAATACAGTGTGGAATATCACCAAGATCGGTGATACTGTAACATTTGAACACATTGGGGGGACATCTCCAAACTTAGATAAAGTTGTAGCTGGTAATGTAGTCATTATCGATATACCTGGAAATGAGGGATCATTTCTTATTACAGAGGTAGATGCTGGAGCTGGTACTTTTACTTTTACAAATCTTTTTGGCACTGAAGCTGTACATGACCATGCTGCATCACCAAATACTGCTGTAAATTTTATGGCTCTTGAAAAATCAGTCATATTCACTAACAGCAATCGTGCCGTTGTCTGGGAAGTATCACCTGGTGAAATTATTGTTGAAATACCGGCATCACCGCCAGTAGTAAAACGTGATCTTAAGGGAAGTGCCCATATCAATGGGATAACAGATACTATAATAAATAGGATTAGCCCTACAGAATTAGAACTAAATATTGCTGATGAGTGGCCACTTTTAGGTGGACAATTTGTCATTAAGCGAACTGACGAAATTATCACTAGGATCTTAACTGATACTGAAGACGAGATCGTCTCTAATACATTAGAAACACGATTTGACAAGTCACAAGCGTACAGTTATACACTTAAATCTGGCAATACCTTGACGGGTATAGTGCCAGATTTACCTATTTTAGCAGATGTATTTGAACATGATATTGTTACTGTAGAAAAACAAGCCAATCATCGTGCATTGGTTACTACAGCTACATCACATAATTTTAAAATAAATGAAGAAGTCAGGATACAGAATACTAATTCTAATACAGCCACTAAAAGCGTACGTGTTGATATTAATCTCTCTGATACAAGTACTGATGTAGCTGCAAAAATAGCTATCAGAGTAGATGATCAAATTGATTTCAATGCTACTAGCCTAGGCTCAATAGTCGAAATCACTAATTCAGCAAATGGCACTGCTACAGATGCGGTAGATATAGATAGCGGTGTAGCTATTGCTGTAACACAGCAGGGGACATTGGTATTACCAGAAATTACCCAAATAGGTGCTGATGGCGGCTCGATGTATGATGTTGCCGGTGATGGATTACGCTTTGAAGTAAGTAATGCTAATGATGTTACTCGTTACCATATCTGGATCAATGTATTAGATGGTGTAAACTCACCACAGGTTAATCCTGGTCTAGATGATGGCATCGATGGTACTTTTACAATAACAGAGATAGTATCTGCAACACAATTTGCTTATATATCTCCGGGTGAACTAGGTACTAAGATTGGTGGCATAGCTAGAGTCGAACGGATAGAAATGGCCAACTCTGGTTCCACTGCTTTTCTCACCAGTGCTCAACTAGATACAGGTATATTGGGTCCTAATATATGGGACACTAACGCTGCATTTGTACTTTCATCGGTAACCACTAAAACTACCGACGAGATCAAAGCAGGTAATAATGTTAGAACATTAAATATATTACCTATCAATGACGTTCCAGATGAAGAAGGGTATGTTGTTTTTGGATTTGGTACAGAAAACGAAGAAGGACCAGTGCGGTACTTTTTTAAACCAACAGAATCTTCTATGCAATTAGATCCCGCATATGTCTTCCAGAGTAATCATGATATTGGTGAGAGTATAACAGTGATTAGGAGACGTGGAGCTCACGTAATCAGCGGCACTGGTAAAGAGTATTCACTCTATATAACAGATCCAGCCGTTGCTAGAGAGGTTCTGCAGGAGCTACTTAGACAGACAAAATCTGTGGGAATCTTCATAGAGTTCCTAATTAGATTTCCTGAACAATTATATGCCACACTCGATGTCTATCGCAGTGATAGAGATGGCTTATATCCCGTAGATCAGAGTGAAAATACAGAATAATAGCGGTAAACTAGCGCTGTTTGCGGTATAATTTAAAGTGAAGACAGTTACTTGACATATAGTGATTTTATTACAATAAAGAGTAATAAGACGCAGGAGGTATACCATCGCAGTATTAGGACGACTATTATTAGGGTCAGCAGAACGATTAGATCTCCCGGATCTACTCTCAATCGACTCATTTGCTGCTGCTGATTTCAAATACTTAATTCAAAGTTTTATTGGTGCAGATAAGCCCCTTATTTTAAAAGGGTTTGAAGTAATTCAGCCCCAAGATGCTATAGGTACTGAGAATATCTCCGTACGAGTAGCTGATTCAGTAGCCTACTACCCATCTTCTGGAGCAGGCTCTTTCTACTATGGTCTTCCAGAAGGAACAGCAGGCACAGAAGCTCTTGTTCCAGAATTAAGAAAAAATGCAACTAACTACGTATATCTAACCCTTACAACATTTGATACTGCTCGTGATAGTAGAGCCTTTTGGGATCCAGATCAAAATGGTGGTGAGGGTGGAGAATTCAGTCAAGATGTCAATACTGAGACGGTATTATCTGTAGAGATAAATGTTTCAGTTTCTACTTTTCCAGAAGGTACTATACCTATTGCTAAAGTAGTAGTAGGCCCTTCAGTAATCGATTCTATTCAAGATTGTAGAGACATGATGTTCCGCCTTGGAACTGGTGGTGCTAATCCTGATCCTTTCAATAACTATAGTTTTAAAGATGACCCTAGTGCAGAATATGCTAGATCTGAGCCACCATCAACACTTACATCTCCATTAAATCCTAATCCATTTGAGGGTGGTGATAAAAACATATCTACTCTAAATGAGTGGATGAGTGTTGTAATGACCAGGATAAAAGAGCTGTCTGGTGATACATACTGGTACTCAGAAGAAGGACTAGGTGGTACTGCTCCTAATATAAGTGATACATGGCATGATACATTAGGCTCGTCGCTGATGTCTAAAGGAGAGTTCTCTCACGATGAACTAATCGGCGGTCAAGTTACTTGGAATGAGAACATACGCTATAATAATCTTACTGATCCTAGAAGTATTATTATAAGACCGTCTACCATTAATTTGACAGACGAAAGTATTGCATACATTGAGCTAATTAGAGATGCAGAATTAAACACTACTAGTACACCTGCTATATGGCTAACTGGTAGCAGTATCGTAAGTGGCGTAGTTGGTTCTTTTGAGAATCTAACTAAAGGTGACTGGATTAAGAAAAAATCAGATGATCACCCTTTATATTTAAGAGCAGAAGAATTTTATGCAGGTACGACTGGACCAGGGTCTGGACTTACTTCACCAGCATTAGCCAAATCAGTAAAGCTAAGTGCAAATTATGCTGGCACGTCTAGTACTGAAATAGGCGACTACACAAAAGGCGAATACCTACAAACAGATATTGTTATAGCAGATAGAGATGATCCAGCGACACATGAGATTGGTGGCAACTTCTATTGGTTAAGTTACCGTTCTGATGTCCTATTAGGACTAGAGTCTATCACACCTACTCAATTAGTAATTGACATTACTCAAGCAGATGGTGTCAAGGCTAGAGTAACATCAGTAGGTCACGGATTAATAGACCTAGATAGAATAACTATAACTTCTGGTGGATATGCAGATACATATCAAGTAGAAGTAGAAGATGATGATAATTTCTTTATTAATACATCTACTACCGGTGATGAGCCAGGGCAAAATGCTTTCTATGCCATTGTTGAATCAAGAGCAGTAGAAACAGATTATGGTTTCCAATTAGAGAGTGCAAACCATACAGCTAGAGCTAACCAGCGCGTCTTCATTGAAAACACCGCTTCACTTTATGATGGTTCATATCTTGTCAATCCTAGATCAGATACTACCTTCCAAATAGCATATGATGCATTGACTCCCGATCCTAGTGATCCTGTGACAGGAAACGTTAGGGTAATTAAGGTTAATGTTAAAACTGAGTTCGGTGTTGTTAAAATTATCCAAGGTGAATCAATTGATATCGGCGATGCTGATACTCAAAATATACTTACTTATGTAGGCATGGAATCATTAGCACAAACTGTACCAGTGTATTCAACCCCAGATGGCTACAACGCATTAGACGGTCACCATAATTATAACTCTGATATAAACGATAACTTAACCACAAGAGCATCTAAGCTTACCTCTATGATGGCTGACCGTGTTCAAGAGCGTGGATTTAGTTTACGCGGACGTGTTAATGTTACTTCCGTAACAAATGGTTTAAATCAAGATATCTCGGCTAATGGAACACTAACACTACATAAACCTAGTAGCCCTGAACAAGTAATAGATTTAACTGTTAGTCTTCCAGCTAACAGTGTAGCTATTGCCAACATAGATAGAGATGGTAACTCAGCTATATCTTTAACAGTAGATAGCATTGGTAATAATTCTCTTCTTAGTGAAAATAAGATTATAATGTTTTATCGCTTCGGTGATACTACAGTACATACATGGGAAGACAATACTATAGTGCCTTCTGGTCATCTTAATCTTGGCTTACCAGAAGATTCATCTAATAGAAATATTATAGTTTACAATCCAGGTCAAATCAAACTAGATCCACTTACAGGAGTACTTGATCTAGTAGTTAGAGAAAGTAAAGAAACTACACTTATCACTGCATTGAGTGGTGCCGTAACACCTCAATCAAGTTGGTTCACTTTCAATGCTGCACTTGATGCAACTGAATATTATGTCTGGTATGACATTAATGCAGGTGGAACTGATCCAGCGATTGTTGGTAAAACTGCTATTCCAGTTGCCATTCTTCCTGGTGACTCTGCAGATGATGTAGCATTAGCTACTGAGACAGCTATAGCAACTATTGCAGTAGCTGACGTAACTGCGTCGCTCATTGGATCAGAAGTTACTATTACAAATCTATTAATAGGTGATGCTACTAAAGCAGCAGATGGCGGAAGCACTGGATTTAGTATCAGCATCTTATGCAGTGGAAATGATCCAGATATTGAATTAATAATTCCAGGATCCAGTAATAATATAGTTGATGTAGATGTGATAAATGGTCTAGGAACTTTAGTTATTCCTGATGGCTCAGCTGCCTGGGTCAGAGTAAACCGCTATGCAGTTAAAACTTTTAATACAATACTTACTACTGACGTACCTGATACAGATGTTAATGGTGCTATCTACGTAACCAGTATACAAGACGTGCCAGTAGATCAAGATGTTTTTGTTATTTGGACTAGAATACAAGATAGCATGGTTGAGTCAAATAAAGCTCAACATCCTGATGGCAATGTGTATGAAGAATACTTAGACGTTGTCTCTAGTCCTGCCGCAAATCTATATGAAATAACAGGTCCTATTCCTTCTGGCACAGAACTTCAACTTCCACCAGATAGTAGAGATGACGGGCGCATACAAGAGTATGTAATTGGCGCTGGTCAATTAAAGATATTCTTGAGAGGTCAGTTTCTACGTAATGGTGTTGATTGGGAAGAAATTGGAGAACCTGGATGTCTATCATCTAAAATTAAGATCTTACAAAAACTAGAGATAAGTGATAGCTTGTTCTGGAGAATAGATTCATTAGGTGCTGTATACTTTGCATCAGATGGTGTAATGCCTTCATTGCAAGATTCATATGACGGTGGGCGTTTCATTAATATCGTCACTGGTCAGCCAATCGTTATTACTGGTGCATCTGGTAAACTAATGTCTATCCAGGGTGATCTAGATGTAACAGGGGTTATTGATCCAAAAGGAATCACATTTGACCTGCAAGCATCTACACCTTTTATAAGTCAAAGTGGTATATGGTTTAATACATTTGATGAAATGGTAATAGAAACCATTGCAGCTAATTCAGCCTTAACAACAAAAGCTGGCAACTTAATATTAAAAAGTGCAACTAATAAAGTTCAAACAGCTGCTGTCTTAGAACTAGGCGATTACTTAGACATGAATAGCCACTTGCTAACAGACCTCACTGGTCCTGTTACTTTAGGCGTAGACCTAAGCTTAAACGACAACCTACTACTTGGTGGCACTGGAGACTTACTCCTAGGTGACAATATTGACGTGAATGGTAATCATTTAGTCGATGGTGGCACATTATTACTACATATATCTGGCACTAATAGCGTATACGCAGGACTTGGAGCAGGTAATCTTACTGCAACTGGTTCTTCTAATACAGGTATTGGTGATCTTGCATTACAAGTAATCGCTGCAGGTAATAATAATACAGCTACAGGCGGAAGTGCATTACAAGAATTAATATCAGGATCTAGTAATACAGCTTTAGGTCAAGGATCTTTAGTTGCTGAAACATCTGGTTCCTCTAATACAGCAGTTGGCTATAGCGCACTTGCTACTCAAGATGGTTCTAGTGATAATACAGCATTAGGTGATTTAGCTGGTAACAGTATCTCATCAGGTAGTAATTCACTATTTCTTGGATCTGGATCAGATACTAGCAGTCCTCTATTAGATAATCAAATAGCAATTGGTTATAATGCCATAGTTGATGCAGCTAATAAGATGAGAATTGGTAACGATAGTCTCACCACTGTTGAATTTGCACCAGGAACAACATTGCAAGCTCCTTCTGGTAATCTTAGTATTGATACTCCTAGTACTTTAGCTTTATCAAGTGATATAAATATCACAATCACAAGTCTCTTAGTATCTCTTGTAGGTGCAGCAGAGACCAGTTCTACACTATCTGTCGGTGGTGTATTGAGTATGAATAATAATCTTATATCTAATGTTGCAACACCAGTTGCCGCTACAGATGCCGCGAGAAAGAAAGAAGTAGATGATTTAGAGAGTCTTATTGATACTGGCTTTATAAGAGCTGATGGTACAAATGCAATGGCTGCAACTCTAGATATGGATAGCAATATCATCTCTAATGTTACAACACCTGTCGCTACTTCTGACGCTGCTACAAAAGGCTATGTTGATGGTCTAGAAACAACTATCAATAGTGAGTTCTTAAGACTAGATGGTACCAAGACAATGGCTGCGATTTTCAACATGGGAACTAATAGAATAATCAATGTAGTTAATCCTACAAATACACAAGATGCTGCTACAAAAAGTTATGTTGATGTACGTACTAGTTCTTATCTTACTAATATATATGCGGCTGATAAGACTTTAATATATGATAACGATCAAGTTGCTTTAGTTAGTGGAACTACCACTATCACATTACCTACGGCACTATTTAACGGCGGTAGATTCTTTATAATTAAGAAAACAGACGTAATTGGAACAAATATAATAATTGATTGCTTTGGATCAGAAACAATTGATGGAGCAGTTACTCAGACTTTAACTCAGCAAAACGAATCAATAATGGTTATCTCAGATGACGTAAATTGGAACATTATATAAGCGATAGCTTACATATTCTAAGGGGAATACATAATGTCTTATGGAAGTAAAAATCCTAAATTAAACAGCTTAGCAGTAGGCGGTGCAAGAGATGCATCAACTGTTGCTGATTTTAATTCAACAGACAAAGGCCTAGGCATACCTACTTTAACAGAAGTACAAAGAGATGCTATAACAACACCTAAGCCAGGCTTACTCGTATTTAATACAGATACTGAATCACTAAATGTATTTGGCGGAATCGCATGGGGTGCTGCGGGTGGAAGCGGAGGAGAAGTTAAGGTAGATCTAGTTGATGTTACTTTAACCACTTTACCTTCTCTCACAGGTACTCTAATTGATTCATCGACTGTAGTTGACGGAGACAAGGTTCTTTTTACTAACTTAGTTACGGGGAACAATAGAGTATACTTAGCTACCGTAGTTGGTTTAAATGTTACATGGGCAGTTCAACCTATATTTAATGGTCAAGAAGATCCTTCGCAAGCTGATGCGATTAGAGTAACTAGGGGCCTTGTATATACTTTGACTCAATTTTTATTCTATAGCTCAAGTTGGTTATGGACTATGGTAAATGTTAAAGAGAAAAAAATTGGATCAACAACGGAGAGATGGGAGAAAATCTACGTTGATAATATCCAAACAAGTAGTGATCTTTATTTTATTACTAACGATACTACTGCTATAACTATTAATTCAAGTCAAGACGTAACAATGGCTGCTGATTTAAATATAATTAGTGGTGATTTAAATGTAACTAATGGTATTACTAGTACTCAATCAGGTCCTGATCTTTATGGTACCCCTTATATTGATTCATCCAGCACAACAGGTGGCAGTCTCGCTACTGTCCCACAGATAGATGCCTGGGGTCAAACTTTTACAGTTGTAACCGAAGGCGCTTTAACTAGTGTAGATTTACATTTAGGCGTTGGTGACGCTACTACGGGGAACCTTAAAGTAGATCTTTATGCTGTTGATGGTGGAGGGTTGCCTACCGGTACTATTATTATATCTAGTAGTTTAGTCGCTGTAAGTACTGTAACATCAACTGCCTATTATACCTTTAGTTTTTCTAATGCAATCGTACTAGAGACTGGAGTTAAATATTTTGCTGTATTAGATTCTACCGATCTCAATGGCACTATTAAGCAGGGGCGCTCTAATTCTAATCCATACGCCGGTGGGAATATGATTCTCACTAATGGTACTGGTTATAATGGTGACGGTAGTGATACTTGGTCTTCGTTTAGCAGCCACGATTTAAACTTTAAAACCAATCTTAGTCCTTTAACTTTAGGGACTCCAAATATTAAACTAAATGCAGCTACTTCCGGCACCATTAGTTTAATCGTGCCGCCTACAGTAACTGATTACATTTTAAAACTACCTGCTGCTCAAGGTGCAGTAGATGAAGTTCTTAAAAATGATGGTTCTGGTAATTTAAGTTGGGAAACACCTGCTACTGCTACTACTAGCCCTCTCCAAGACGTATATGAAAATGGTAATACTATTGCCACAGATAACACTAATGGTGATCTATTAATAAATGGTACTGAAAAAGTGGAAATAGCTACTGACGGTGGATTAGATGTAACCGTAGGTGACTTAAACGTAACTACAGGCACTACTGGTACTCAAGCGAGTATTGACGTCTACAGTGCACCTTACCTTGATTCATCTAGCCCGGAAAGCATCAGTGCCCCTAGTGAAATAACTGCTGGGTGGTCATACGGTCAATCCTTTACAACTGTAACTGAAGGTGTCTTAACTAGTGTAGAATTCAAATTATCTTCTCTAGGAGGGGCTACTGGTGATCTCAAAGTAGATCTTTATGCTACCGACGGTGGTGGAGCACCTACCGGCACTATCATAGAATCTAGTGACCCGGTTGATGTAAGCACAGTAAGTGGTGCTTATAGTACTTTCACTTTTTCTAATACAACTGCGTTAGTAGCTGGCACTAAGTATTTTGCTGCGATTGATCAAACTAGCCTTATCGGTGGCGTAGTTCATATCTATTACACTACAGGCAACACATATACTGATGGTGATATGCGTTGGTCCAACCCTTATGATGGTGATGGTTTAGATTCTTGGACAATTATAAATGGCTGGGATTTGAACTTCAAAGCAAACTTAAGTATTTTTACCCCAGGCAAACCTAACATTAAACTAAATGCAGCTACTTCCGGCACTTTAGATTTAACAGCTAATGCAACCACTACCGACTATGGTTTGACTTTCCCAGCTATACAGGGAGCTAATGATGAATTCCTTAAAAATGACGGTTTAGGTAATCTAAGCTGGGCAACAGAAACCCTACAAACTATTACACTAACAGGTGGAGTTACTGGTTCAGGAACTGGGTCATTTGCAGCTACCGTAATCACTAATGCTAACTTAACTGGAGATGTCACATCAGTAGGTAACGCAACTACTTTAGGAACAGTCTTGATAAGTAAAGGTGGTACCGGTCAAACTACAGCTCAAACTAGCTTTGATGCTTTAAATCCTATGACTACTTCTGGAGATATTCTTTATGGTGGAGCTAGTGGTACTGGTACTAGATTAGCTAAAGGTACAGATACTCAAGTATTAACTTTAGCAGCTGGCATACCTACTTGGGCAGCACCAGCAGGCGGCACTTTACAAAATTCCTATGACTCAGGGGCTGAAATAATAACTGACTCAGGTCAAGGTGATTTAATTATCTCTGGTACTGAGAAAATGCTGATATCAGCTGATGGTGGATTAAATGTAACTGGTGGAATTACTAAAGTCCACTCTACCCCCCTTATAATAGACGATGTTATTTTCTCTTCTTTCTTGGGGAATAGCAATCAATCTTTAAGTGATGTAGGCGCTTCTGCAGGACAAACTTTTACAGCTACAGCTAATGGGACAGTTAAAGAAGTTAAAATGAGTTTAGTTAATTTTGCAGGAGCAACAGGAACTATTACTGCTGAACTCTATGATGTGTCTGGTGGTATCCCTACGGGCGGCATCTTAGATACATCAGCAGCAATAGATGTTACAACTCTACCTTCTGGATTTCCTCCTGCAGATACTTCTTTTATTTTTAATGATACTGCTAGTCTGATTGACGGAAATCAATATGCAGTAGTAATCAATGTCGGCTCCATGACTGGATCTTCTGTGGCTTTAAGAGATGATACAAATTCTTACGACGGTGGAACTATACTTACTACCACTAATAATGGAAGCACTTGGGCAACTAATGCAGGAAGAGATTTAAACACAGAAGTCATTATATCAAAAAGTATTCAGACACCTGGTTTAGAAATATACGGTCTAGCTTCGGGTTCTGTTAGTTTGACATCAGATCCCGAAGATAAGTTATACATTGCAACAGGTAATGGACTAGATATTACCGGTGGAACAGTATCTACTAGCTTAATAGTTAACAGTGACACTTCTGCAGAAGGAACTGTAGATTCAGGCAATACAACTACTGGGACTTTCCCCGACAATTCTTTCGGTCAACCTTTTATCCCCGCTTTTACAGGGACATTAAATGAAATAACTGTAAGATTTGGTGACTTCGGTGGAGGAGGTACTGTATTCCTCGATGTATATTTAGCAGATGGTGGTCATTTGCCAACGGGCCCTATCTTAGCCACTAGTTCAACTATTGATATCTCAATTACATTATTAGATAATCACATATTTTATTTTACTGGAGGGAATTCTATAGAACTAACTGGAAGTACAGAATATGTATTCGTATTTAACGGAGTAGATGCTACAGGACAATTACAGCCTAGAAGAGGATCTACAGGTGCACAAACCTCTGACGGTTATATAACTACAGCAAATACTGGATCTACTTGGACCTACCAGAGCTCTTGGGCCATGATGTATGACATACCATTAGAAATTGTTAAACCTAATCTATTACTTAATGGAGCAGTATCTGGGGGTGTTTCACTGTCAGCAGCTGGAACTGTTACTGATTATTCTCTAACTCTACCTGCTGCTCAAGGTGCAGTAGATGAAGTTCTTAAAAATGATGGTTCTGGTAATTTAAGTTGGGGAACAGTGGCTACTTCGTTACAAGATAT